GCATTTACTGCAAGCACCCCAATAAATAAACATATAAAAGCTATTAAATTTTTCATTTTTATAATTTTTTTCGACCTCTTTTAGCTTCGGTCGTTGCTTCGGTTTTTATTTCTGGCATAACCATTGCCTCAACTGCATACCCTTCGGTAATTAGTTTCGTTGCTGTCTGGTTTGGAAAGTCGAACGTGCCGCTTTCCAAACCATTGGGCAATTTATTTATTATTGTGACTAACATTAGTTACCTGCTTTGGTTATTGCAGCCAAATCAGTACTAATAGTAGATTTCACAAATGCAGCGGTGTTTAATGCTTTAATCAATAAAGCACATTGAGTGTTTGCAAGCATTGTAACTTTGCGTTTCGAAAAGTCGTCTGCATTCAATCCCATAGTAATTTGAACACCTGAATTGTAGAATGTTCCAAAGCTAAAGTCGCCAATATACATTGTGTCGGCAGGGACAAGCGGTGTTGCAATAATACGAATACCGTCAATGTTCATACCGTCCGCACTCATGAAATTAGGATACAAAGGTCGTCCTAATGTGTCCTTTTCAAGTTTCAATGCAAGTGCGTCGAAGTTGTTCATAAGAACATAGTTTGCACGGTATGCGCTATTGTTACCAATAACAGTTGCAGCGTATGCAATCAAATCCAAAATCGAAGGTGTTTTAATTTTGGTATCAGTTGCAGCGAATGCAGTTGCCGAAACGTCCAAACCTTTAATTTGAGGAGTGTTTCCGGTTCCATTCAATACAAGGTTTTCAACTGCTAAATCCATATTTTTCAACAGGTTGTTGTTTATTTCTGATTGAATAAAGTCGAAGTTTTCAACCATTTCGAGAGCAACAGGAATCATTTGAGTAATACTCTCAATATTCAAGTTGTAACCTTGCCATTCCATCACACCTTCTGCGGCTGCATTACCAACGGTACGTGAAGCGGCATTGTTTGTATTGGTCACTTGATCCATGTATCGGATTGTTCTTTGGTTGTTGCCACCAATACCAGATTGAGCAAACAAACTTTGAATTACAGGCTGTCTGGTTTGAAGTTGACCAATACCTGGAATAACTACTCCGTTAAAGTTAGAAGTAATTGCAGTAGGAATGATAGTTGTTTTTGCTGTCATATCCCCTGAAAGCATACGTTTGATTGCATCGTGATTTTTCTCAAGTTGCATCTTAACGCTTTCTTCCTTTACAGGTGCGCTGGTTTTCATAAGCTCAATTGCTTCGCCTTGTTTCTCGGCTGCTTTTTTAAGCACGTCCATTGATTTTTGTAGTTCAGCAACTCCGCTAAACTTTTCAGTCATCTCGTTAAGGTTTGTCTTCAATGCTGTTTCGAGGTCAGATTTTGAAGCAAACAATTCGAGTTCTTTTTTTACTTTTGCAGTTATATCCTGCAATAAAATTTCTTTTTCGTCCATTGTTTATAAATTAAAATTGTTTTTTAAATATAAGTAATCAACTTTTCGAGTGCTATTCGGCTCTGTTTGAGTGAATTTTGACGGCTCAATAGTTGGTGTTAATTCATTACTACCTGCTAATACAGCACTGACTTCTATTAATTTAGCCTCTGTTACTGCAAAGAAATACCCTAACTCAGTGGCTTTTTCTATATTTGCAACCATCGGGCTATATTGTTGCCATGCTGCAAATTCTTCTTTGTATGAAGGGTCGTTAATTGCCATAAACAAATTAACATATCGCATTCCGACTGAGTGTTGTTGTATTTGCTTTGTTAGATATTGGTCGAATATTAATTGATTATAGTTTTTCTTTATGTCAGAATATAAAATTAATGATGTTGTACCACCCATTTTATTTATTCCAAGTTCAGACCATGCCAAATCTCTTTCGGTTATACTAATCGGCAACCCGACTTTTGCTGTGATTTGTTGCAAGTGATCGTGTAAATGCCAAATATTTTTATTCTCATTGATTGACTTTGTGAACACACCCTTCATGTGTACGTCATCATGAGAATCCATCCAGTTATAAGTATTGGCTACAATAACACGTTTAATTGAGCCGTTCGATATGTCATCTTGGTTTGGGTATTCAATTGATTTAACAGCAAATTCAGAACTAACAGAGCCGAAAGGGTCGGAGTGCTTAATTGCGCTCTTTTTCATATCAATTATTTCTGATTTGTTTTTAATCAGATAATCGAATAATTCTTTTTTATCTTCAAACTTTGGTATCATTTTTATATACTGTTTGTTTGCTGTTCATTTTCTCCATTTTCTCCTGTTTCAGTTTGGCTATCTGATTCGGATTCAACTTCTCTTTTATATCGGTTTCCATCTGGTTTAGTTTTTAATTCTAATGCTATCAATAGTTCGTTTTCTGTAATCAAATTATTCTCATACCTTGCATACCATGCTTCATCAAATGCTTTCATGGTACCCGCTTCATCTTTTTTATTTGTTTGTAAGGCTTCTATGTCGTCCCAATCCGCTACTATCTTTTCGTTTTCTGGTAGCTTAAACCCTTTTGTAAATGCATCCGCAAACGAATTAACTAAAGGAATAATAATATTAATGTATAACAGTTTTTGAGCTTCTTTAAGATTGGCAAATGTAGAATCGCTACTCTCAAGTAATACTTTTGGAAACCCACCGATAACTTTGCAAAGTGTATCAAATTCGTATGTCTTTAACTCAATCGGGATAAATTCATTTAATGGGCTGAATATCTTTTGATATGATAAATCCATATCGGTAAACATAATAGGACTTTGACCTCTACGAACGCCATAACTATAAAAAGCATCTTCTATTTGCTTCTTTACTATTGGGTCAGATAAGTTACTATATTCACCTGCTTTTATGTTTTTCTTTACAAATCCCAAAGCCCCTGCCCTCGATAAAATATTATTTATCGTTTCAGTCATATAGTTTAGACTTTCAATATTTTGAACAGCACTTGCAACCCTACTTTGCCCGTATAATTGTTCTTTTCCTGACCATTCTAAACTTGAATCTTTAATATGAATAATTGATTCGGGTAAATGTGAAATAAACCTTGTATCAATCTCTTGGTTATATTTTACTAGTTCTGAACTACGAATATCAAAGCCGCTTGGAATCTCTCCATATTGGTCTATTGCGCCTCTTACAATTGGGTATACTCTATTGCTTGGCAGTCTATATAGCTTTGTGGGGTAATCGAACCCAGTAGGTATGAGTTTATTTATAAATATATCACCTGTAATAAAAAACTCCGAATAAAGATTGATTAAAAGATTGTAGCCAGTATCTAACTGATTAGGGTTTTTTAATAGGTTTATATATTGTGAGTTTTTAACTTCTTTTTCTTTGCCGTTGGCTTGTATTAAAACGTGTTCATACTTGACATTAGCTGCAATTTGCGCAATATATGTTACAATAGCATTTATTTCGGCTACTGATTTAAAAAGAAATAATAATAAATCCTTTTGATTCTTTAAGTTTTGAAGTTGAGTTAATGGAATAAAGTCTTTAGGTAGGATATTCGATGCGCTGTTAAGCGTTGGCAATTTGACGGCTTTATTAGCCTGTTTTTCTTTAGAGCCAAATTTTAGCGAAAATTCGAATGCCATTTGCTAATATTTTTAGCAAATATACGAATTATTTTAATAATATAGTTTTTATTGAATTATTTTACTTTTATTCTTGTTATTCTAATACTTGTTTTATCGTTTATAAAATCATCATTATCCGTTCCAAATTCAATCTTATAATTTCCTTTTTCATTATGAATTATATCAATCTTTTTGATTTGATGCGATAGTTTTCGATGCAATTTATCGGTGTTTATTAACTCGTAATTATCGACTTTGTATAAATATACATAATCTCCATTTGGTCTTATGAACGGATTTGATATTTTAGTTATTGCTTTCATATTATTATATTTTAGTGTGTGTTAACTATCCCCAAAGAAAACAGAAAAGAAAACAAACAAGCATCAAAGAAATTTAAAGAAAAGAAAAAGAAAAGCCCTATTGAAAATTAAAATTTACTTGCCAAAATCGGCATTTACCCGATCCAATAATCATTTACGATTAAAGTTTAGAAAAGCAAAAAGCCCTTCAAAATGTATGCGGCATTTATCAGGGCTTTATCTGTTCTTAAACAGGTTTGTGAAATATCGTGATACTTGCCGCATACAAGTCTTATATTCTGAGTACAAATATATACTAAATTATTTAGCAATGCAAATTTATTTTTTCCAAAGTATGTACCAAATCATTCGATACTTTAAAGCGTCGCACAAATCCGTGCTTCG